GCCTGGATTTCCCAATCCTTGAGCTTCAAGTTGGGATATATCCGACGAAGAGCCGCGCGCAGCTTGGCTAGGACTTCCCTCCACCATGGCACGGGAGTCGGCTCCTCGGCGGCACGTGCGATAGCCTCCTCCGTCAAGGTCACGACGTTGAGCGCCTGCTCCTCCGTAAGGTTGGCGAAGGAGCGCGTCTCCGCGAAGTCCCCGATGTCGGAGAGGTGAGGGTACTTCTCCAGCACCGCGCCGAGGTCCACGTACTTGGCCAGGCCAGCGGCAAGAGTCTGGACGTCGCGCTCGGAGAGTATGGACCTTAGGCCCCAATGGACGATGGTTTCATGAAGGAGCGTCCTCTGCACCCCCTCAGGAGAAAACACCCGATCTAGATTGATGAAGATGTAGCGAGGATCGTCGATTTGCAAGAGTCCGTCCCAATCGCGGTCCTCCCTCACCATATCGATCGTCTCTGGCTTCACACTCCTCAACAGCAGCTCATCCCCTCGAATCGGACCTCGAACTTCTCCATTGGGCTCGACGAGGAAGAACGTCTCCTCAGGAGTGGAGTAGTCGACCAGGAGAATGTACCTCTCCCCGGGAGCGAGGGAGGACGTGAGCCGGCGCGCCGCTTCCACCGCCCACGAGCGTCGGGAGGCGAGGGACGGTAGGTCCCCTCGCTTCATCTCAGACAGATGGATCGCCTTTCGGACCGCTGCGCCGGGGTAGTTATCCTCCGTCTGGTCCGTCCACAGCTCGTCTGCTTCCTTGAGGACGGACTCTACGGTCTGACCTTCAGTCTCCCGAACGATCTGGGTACGGAGGAGGCGAAGGAGTCTCCTATCCTCCTTCGGTGTGAGTGTATCCTTCTCTTGCTTGCTGAGAAGAGTTGAGAGCTCCTTCCGCTCCTCCGGCGTGAGGTTCGGATAAAGATCGTCAACCGTCGGTTCTTTCTTCTGCTTCTTCTTCTCCGAAGTTGAGGGTTCCGGCTTGGTCTCTGGGGCTGAAGGTTCCGGAGTTGAGGGTTCTGGCTCCGGAGCCGGAGCCGGAGTCGGAGTCTCTGACTCAGGTTCCGGAGTTGGAGCCTCCAAGACCGAAGGTGGAAGGAGTTGCTCCTCCCTTTCCCTCTTCTTCCGTCTCCTCCGTCGGAACCCTCGCTCACTTGCCTTCAGACTCGTTGTCTTCGCGCCGTATGACTCTTCCGTGACGATCTCGAGCGCGCGGACACGAGCTTCCGCCTCGTCAATCTGCCCTTGCCGAAGCTCCTGAACTACATCACGGAGCTGCTGAACCTTCTCCTGCCCCAAGCGCGCGCGGAGTGCCATGTCGGCGGGGGTATTCGACGCGGCCTGGAAGATGTACGTCTCCAGACCCCGCACGGGATCGGGGATCTCTGGCTTCTCTCCAAAGAGAAGATGTCCATCCTTCGTCCGCCGCACCGAGACGAAATTCACCTTCTCGAACGCGGACTCCCCTTCCTCGACTCCCTCCAAGAACCGGTCTACGGAGGAGGGAATCTTGGACAGCTCTCTTTCCACCGACTCTGCAGGAGTGCCGAACTCCCGCACTAAGTCTTCCGTCCGACGGACCTCGGGCGTGGGTTCCTTCTCCGACAGAACTTTCGTCAACAACTCTGGAGTGAGGACCTTCTTCAAATCGTCCTCCACCCGCGTGGGGACGTCCGGAGGCGGGGGCGCCTCCTTCGTGGGGGATACCTTCTCCTGCGTCTTCCGAATATCCTCCAGCGCGGAAGTTTCCTCTGTCTCTTCCGTTGGACCTCCAACCCGCCTTCCGACCAACCCTGCACCGGCGCCGGGCAGGAAGCCTGCAGCAGCGCCGCCTGCCAAGGAGTTCAAGACCCGCGACTTCCCTTCCTCTCCCAAGAACTCGTAATTCTTGTCCACAATCGACCGCGCCGCGTCCTCGACGATGGCCTGAAGACCTTCCGTCCCGGCCTCCTGCCCTGCGACGATGGCGCCCATGAGCCCAGCCCGGACGGCTCTGGGCGCGGCGGCGATCCGCTTCATCACCTCGGAAGTGAACTCACCTCGCAGGCCGAGAGCCTTCATCACCGTTAGGATGGGCAAGGTCTCCAAGAACCCAATGACCGCACCTCCCCCAGCCGCGATGAGCGGGTCCACTTCGCCCACTTCCGACATCTGCTCCTGCGCTATACCTCCCGCGCCCGTCAAGCCAGAGTACGCGACGACTCCCCGCGCCGCGTCCTTCGCCAAGGTTTCCCTCAACTTGGCCTCCACCGCCTTGCGAGTGAAGACCCCAACTCCCTTCTGCACCGCCTTCCTCGCGACGAGCCCGGACACGGCGCCCGCGCCGGACGAGACCAGCGCGCCAACGAGGAAGGGAAGGTTCTCCCCCGTCACGGAGGCGGCCCAGTTGAAGAAGTCCCCCACGTCCTGAATGGACTCTAGGTTCGGAACGGCCGCCGGGTACTTCTCCTGCGCCGCGCGGAGGGCCTCATCATACGCCACGTAGCGTTCCATCGCCGCATCATCGAACCCTAGGACGTCCTGCAGGACTCCCACACCCGCCGACAGCGCCGGCCCCAAGGTGCTCACACCTCGAGCCACGCCCTTCGCGAACTCCCCCATGTCGGAAGGCGGCGCCGGCGCGGGCTCCTCCTTCCTCCCCAACCCGAGGGCGGCCTGCAGCTCCTCGTCTACAGACCCGCCCCTCGTGAACAGGGCCTGCTGCAACTCCCGATCGATGGGATCCATCACTCAGCCTCCACCAGACGACGGAGCATCCGCTGTGCCCACCCCTTCTGCTTCTCATTGAGGTGTGGATAGATCGCTCTCAGCCTCTGCTCCGCCTCTCGAAGCTTCCTCTTCCTCAACTCCTCATCCGCGCCGGTCTCCTCCCGAAGGGCGCGGGGCCGGACTCCACTTCTCTTCCACTTCTCGACCATCCGAATGGTCCGCTCGACCTCTCGAAGGGTCTCCAAGTTCGCCTTCGCTCCTACCGACTTCTTCTCCTTGATTGCCTTCTCTCTGTGCGCCTCCTGTCTCTCGACGACGCGCCGAGTCTCCTCCACTTGCTTCTCCCGACGAAGCTCCTCTCTACTGGGAAGATCCCGCTCCCGTGGAGGAGCCATCCTTCGAGAAGCCGGCGCGGGTGCTGGCTTCCCTCCACTCCAATCCTCTGGGATGTACCGCAGCAAGGCGTCCATCTGGGCGGGGTTCAGTCCGGAGGCGCGGATCTTCTCCACCAACTGATCGCGGCTCAATCCATACTTCTCCCCCACGGCCATGACTTGCCGCGCGCGACTTGACGCATCGAACCCGATGAGCGCAGGGTCCTCCGTCGTCGCGGCTTCGCGCACCCTCCTGTACTCATCCATCAACGTCTCGATCGGAACAGGGTCGAGGTCGTTCTGGTGCCTCGAGATGACCGCATCCCACAACTGAGCGTTGAACTTTCGTCCCGCGCTCTCCTCCTCCAGCTGGAGCTGACGACCAAGGAGCTCGTTCCTTCTCTTCAAGGCCGCCATTCGCTCCTCGTGCTGAAGGGCAGACTGCCGTAACTGCTTGTCCAGTCGATTGGCTTCTGCCTCCACACGTCCCCTTGCAATCTGTCGACGCGCCTCCGTGTCCGCTCTTCGCGCCGCGACGCCTTCCCGCTGCACGTCCACTTGCTCCCGACGAATCTGAAGGCCTTCTTCCTCCTGCCGCGCCTTCCGCTCTCGCTCCGCTTGCGCCTGAGCCTCACGCACAACATCCCCGCCGGCCGCCATCCCTCCTTGGATCGCGCGGGAGATTTGGTCCGTTCGCGACTGGCCCGGCACCCGATCTTGCGCCAGCCGTGCACCGAGCTCGGCGAGGATAGCCCCCTTCACTGGGTCTTGGAACGCGTCCCTCAGCGCATAGATGAAGGACCTCCATCCTTCCTTTCTCCTCTGCAGCACCTCTGGAGGAGGGTCTGAAGGAATGATACCTTCCATCTCTACATACCTCCGAAGATCAGCTTGACCAAGCTGTCCACTGGAGTCGGACTACCGCTCCGACTCAACCGCTCCGACCTCAGTCGGGGCTGCACCGTCTTTCCGCTCGCGCCGCGAGGTGCCGACGCTGGCGCATACCTCGGCTGGGGAGGAGGTGCCGGCGGCTTCGCACTGAGGAGACTCAGATTCGCCTTCTCTGGCCCTTCCTTCTTTCGTGGCATCAGCGCCCCAGCGGGAGTCGCGTCCGCGATGACTTGCTCTGGGGTTCGGGTCGTCTGGGGAATGGGCAACCAATTCTGGACTTCCTTCATCGGTGGAGGCTCCCCAGTCCTCGCCGCTCTGTCCAGGAAGGACTCGAACAGAACAGGATCTTGCATCGTGTCAAACAGCTTGCCAAAGAAGTCCATCTCAACCTCCTAGAGAAGTAGCCCCGCCAAGAGCCCCACTCCTCCACCGACAGCCGACCCCACACCAAGGACCGACCCAAGCCGAGCGCCCTGCAGCCCAAGTCCAATGGCCGACTGCAGGCCGCCCCCTCCACCACGCGCGGCCATCGCCGTCGTCTGCGACATCCCTCCAGGCAGCCCGAAGAGGATGTTCGCGTAATTGGCCAGAGCGATGTCCCTCGCGTCTTGAGAGAAGGTCTCCTGCGCGTTCTTCGCCTCGAGTTCCGCTTGCGCTTGCTGCTGCCGCTGCTGCCCGACTCCAGACTCAATCAGCCCCGGAACTGCGGCCATCTTCGCCGTCTCGGGCGCCAACCCCAATATCCTCAGATACGCTTGCAGCCCCCTCTGGTACGCATCATTGGCCATCCGCGCGCCGATGTTCCCCGCCTCTCTCATCGACGCCTCGCCGATCAGCCCTTCCGCGACGCCCTGCCGACTGCTCCCCACGTTCCCCGTCAGCATCGCCGAGCCCCGCACGGCCGGGAGCAGCTCCGTAGACACCTTCCGAAATATCGGATCTACCGCCGCGGAGATCGCGCCCTGAACCAGCTCCGAGTTCGGGTCCAATAGTTGAGGAATCAGCTCTCGATTCGTCCCAAACAGCAGATCCGCGTAGTTCCGGATAGCTCCAGCCGCCGGCCCTGCGAGCTCGTTCTGAGCTTGCACTTGCAGTGGGTCGAACCCAGCGACCAACTGGTTGGGAAGTCGCGCATTCAGGTTCTCCCTGTACGCCTGCTGCGCGCCCCTCGCCAATTCCTCATAATACGGCATCCACTCTGGGAGTGGACGGTCCACCACGGACGTGACTGCGGGCTTCTCCTTCCTTCCTCCACCAAAGAGCTTGCTCAGAAACCCCATTATCCTACCCTCTCCACAAGGAAGTCTAGCCGAAGCAAGTTCTTCGTGCTTCCCGAATCCTGGTACACTACCGGCTCCACGTAATCGTTAGAAGAGACGGACGTAATCATCCAGCCCGCTCCTCGAATTATGTCCTCGAACGTCGCGACCCAATTCGCCGTCCCATTCTTGCTGAACCCAATCCAACCTGTCTTCCCTGTCCCTACATCCTCCATCTCCCCCGCGACCGACACCTTTATCCGCGCCGTTTCCCCAAAGGTAATCCTTCCTCCTGACCCCCACCCGAACGGGTCGTACCACTCAATCATCCCACTCGGGACTATCACCGTCCCAGTCGAGAGCGCCTCCGCGCTCCCCAACGACGTGCCCCAAAGAAGCATCGGCTGGTTGAGATTGATGAACGCTCCATTCTTATGTCCATACAACCCCCAACCTCCCGAGGCCCAAGACTCATCCCCGTCCGAACTCCATCTCAAGTCTCCCTCTTGCCCCTTTATGTCACTCTCCCGCACCTTGAGACGAATGGACTCAAACTCCGGCGCACGCAGCGCCAGGGACACTGACGTTAACTCCTCCTCCACATACCGCCGGAGCTCCTCAACTCCGCCCTCCGGCGAAGGGAACGGACTGTACGCGGTCACCAGATTCTCCCCGTCAGCTCAAGCTCTAAGAGATACCCTTCCAACTTCCACGCCTGATTCCCACTTGACTCGAACCGAATTGAGTGCAGCCGATAGGAAGGAATCCACACCGGAATGCTCTCATCTACTCCAATCTCGAAGCTCCAAGGACCATGCCATGTGATGGACCCCCCTGCCTCACTCTGTCCCCCAACGTACACCTGCACGGTTCCCGTCCCCGTAAACCGCGGCATGATGCGCTTCAGAAGCTTCCAAGAGGTCGCATCCCGTAAGAGATTTCCATACCTATCTAAGACGTACCCTATCTCCGTTCGTTCCAGAGAGCAGGACATGTCTGCCCCATTCATCTGCTCTCCATACTCTGCCATCAGGAGCTTGGAGTTCGCTGCAGACGCCTGAACGAGCCGCCGGATCGTAGGATTATACTCCCTCTCATCGATGATAGTCATCATCTCATCGATGACTGTGGTAGTCATCCCATCGATGAAGCTCGGCGACGCTCCCGTATCCAGCACTCCCCGCGCGGCGTGGACGACTGAACTCAATTCCCTCACGCCCCACTTATCTTCCCTCACATTATACACCAACGCGAGAGTGCACTCCGACTCCCCAGACTCAGGGAAGCACACCCACACCTCCTGAGTCTCATCATTCGCCACCACGAAGGAAGCCTTCAAGTTGTCATTGTCCACCGTATTGAACAACCACTGCCGAAGCTTCCCCCTAAGTATACTCTTTATCGACCTCCCTTCCACCTGCACCACATCGTCATACCCAAGGGCAATCTGCCGAATTGGCGAGTACACCTGAGTAACGCAGTGTGGGGCGAAGATCCCGAACGCCCGACTCAAGTACTCGAAGTTGTACACGAACGTTCGTCCGACGTAAGTCATCGCGACGACTGCATCTTCCTTATACACCACATTGACCTGCCCCATGGACATCATATCCACCACATGTCCGGGCGTGTCTGCGAGGTCCTTCTCCCCCGTCAACTTCGTCGGATCTGTCTCGTCCCACGAGTCCGGCAGTGTCCCTGGGTCCGCGACGCTGGACCACTTGACCAACTGTGGGTACCTCGTCGAGTCCTTCGTCACGTCCCCCACAATTAGCTGATTTAGATGAGGCCGCAGCACTCGACACCTCATCGTGGTCACTCCTGAGGGCGGCCAGTTCGTCAAGTCCGCGAACTTGACCCCCGTATCTCCTCCCCAATACTGCGGATTGTCGTTCGGATTGCTCACCACCACAACGCCGCTCAGGACTCCTCCAGTCCACTTCTCCCCCACTGTGGCATTGTACCCACCGACCTTCGACAGATCCGTCGCCGACGACCCGTCATGCACGTATATCGCTGACAGCCCGCAATACAGCCAGAACTGATGAACCGGCGTCACAAACGGAATCAGATAGTACGGCTTCACCGCCGTCGGCGAGTATACCTCAATCTCGCCCTTCGACTTGACCGCCGCCCCATCCCGGAACACCACATTCCGCGCGTTCGTCCACGCATTTATGGGAAGTTCCCTCGGCATGGGGTCCTTCACAACCCCATACTGACCCGCCGGTGTCACGTCAATCAGCATCAACTAACACTCCCATACACCGAGCCTTGCGGGTCCCACGTGACTGCACGTCCGTTCAATCTCACCGCTCTGCCAGGGCTTCCCCCCGCCAACCCAGTAGATTGATAGAGTCGATAATAGTTCGAGGACGGTAGGTCCATGTAATACCCACTTCCTCCCGTCTGACCCGCGGCGCCAAGTCCGCCACCGTCGCCGCCGTACCCACAGTGGGAATTGTTCCCCTCACCATACGGAACTGACGGACCGCCGGAACCTCCAGCTGTGGCACTGCCCGCGTTACCTGCGACTCCATAGCCCGGCTTCGCTCCAGGAATGTCGTTATTTCCAGGGCTACCACCAAGTCCGTACCCAGCACCGCCACCGCCTCCGCTACCAGAGCCAGCAGACCTCGTACTGAAGAACGTACCTGCGGAGGAGCCTCCACCCCCACCTCCACCACCGCCGCCTCCAATCGTCCCTGAGTTGGCGACCGTGAGGTCGAAGTCGAGCAGGATAGCGTCGCCTCCATCTCCCCCCACCTGCCCTCCATAAGCAGACGACTGGCCCGCACTTCGTCCCGTGCCTCCGGCGCCACCCTTTCCTACGACATACCCCTGATTCACCAACGTAATCACCGACCCTGTCGGCCAGGACCCCGTCCGCAACGCCGGAGATCCCGTACTCGCTGACGATACGATTACACCAGGACTAATCGTAAACGTCGCAAGCACAGGCCCCCCTCCATACCCATTGGCATCTGCCAAGGACCGAAGGTCCACATTCTGCATGTTGGACGAGATGGTGTACGAGAACCTCTCGTACCCATCCCCAAGATGATGTGCTCCGAACATTACTGGAAGTCCGTCACTGCCACACCATACATGTACGTTCCATCACAGTAGAACGAGATGATGTGCGTCTCTCCCGCTCCAAGTGAGGGCGCGCCGCCTCCGAACGGCCACTTGTACGCTGACCCAAACGAGGTGATACTTCCCGCTCCCGTCACGAGCAGACTGTACCATCCTCCCGCCTTCATGTTCGTTGGATTGTTGAGCGTCCGTCCCGTTGCCCCCACAGTCACCTTCGCTGCCGGCGCCACGTCCAAGTCCCAATCGATCGCCGCTCCGTCTGTCAGAGTTCCCTGTGAGTGGTACTGCTGCTGAGTGTACCCCCTCACCGTCCCCGCGAGCCAGTTGCTCAAGTCGAGCGCAGCCCGAGCCGCCGCCTGGTTCGCCGCTTGCAGGAAGGTGTCAATGAACGACTGCCGTCCAGCTAGACTGTTCAGCTCCCCCTGAGTCGCATTCACCGCTCCCGTCAAGTACGGGAACGTGTTAAGAAGGACGTTCTTGATACCCCTCAAGTGGTCATCCAACGACGCCCCGTAGTCCGTGCTCCCATCCGGGTTGTTCTTATTCAGGTTGCTGATGAACTTGTCCGCGCCGACGAGATCTTCCAAAGGCATCTCTCATCACCTCATTTGATTCAGCATGTTGACCTCCCCGCGCGCGATGTTCTTGTCCTTCAACCGCTTCCGCGCGATGGCCAGATCCGTCTCGAACTGCTTCCTCGTTCGCTCATCCTTGAGGTACTCCCCACTGATCACCATCCCCAACTCAGCGATGAGCACGTCCGCCGCGTACGTACTCCACTCGTTCGTCACCCCCGTGGCCGGCGCCGTGTCCCTCTTGTAGTACACCAACCGCACCTCATACGCCGCGTCCGGAGTCGGGAACAAGTAGATATACTTCCCCCTTATCGTATACCACTCCGGCTCCCCTTCCTCCGTATTCAGGTACGTCCGTCTCAGTCGGTCGTACTCATCCTTCTTCAGCTCCTTCTCCGTCCCATCGCCCTTCACGAGGAACAGCGCGCCCTCTTCCAACTCCATCAAGAAGTCGGAAGGGAGCTCCAACCTCGGCTCAGACTGCGTCACCTCTCCGTCCGCCCGCTCCGAGATTAGGAACCACGGCGGATCTGGGGCTTCCTCGAGACGCCCCTGGAGCATCTTCAACTCCAGGAGCGCCGCGGACGTCAACCCGCTGTCCCCGCTCCGGTTCCCACACCGGTTCAGGACCAGCGTCACCACCTCATCGATAGTCATGGCTTACGCGCTCGTCAGGCTTGGGTCCACCTGCACATTCAGCGTGTCGCCATTCTGCACCGACCGAACCGCGCTGAATGCCGTCTCCCCATACAGCACGTTGGCCACGCCGCTCGTCGTGTCGCACAGGAACGCCCCGTAGATGCTCGCCGTCGCATTGATCGCGAAGCTCGCCTTCGAGTTCGAGTTCGACAGCTGGCCGTTCGACGCCGCGCCGTTCGCCACCCACTGCGGCCGGTTCCCCGAATACGGCGTCGCCTCACTCCACCCATTCGTCCCGCCGATCTGCGCCCCGGTATCACCCGCGGCCAGGGTAGGCGCCGGGGAGTTGTCGATCAGCCCCACGTACCACGCCGCCTTCGGAGTCTGATTCCTCAGCGACACGTCCAGCTGATAGTTTCTCCCTTCCGTGGTGAAGAGGTTCTTCACTCTCTCGACCCACTTCACCTTCCCGTCAGGACCCACACACTCGATGGTGAACACGCTCCCGCCGATCCCATCCAACGGCACTGCCGACCTCATCACCAGGTCCGCCTGCGCTCCGACGTCTCCATCGACTCGAATCACATTCTCGCTCATCGCTCCAACCTCAGTTCCACGTACTGCTCGCCGGCCCCTGAGCCGTCCAATTACTCGTTAATGGGCTTCCCTCAACCCACGATCCACTCACACCTCCATCCGGCTCCCAAAGCAACCTCTCTCCCACTCCCATCGAACCTGCCCCCGCGACTCCAATCCCGTCCGTCTGGCTTCCCGTCCCCACCACTACCACACTCTCACTCCCTCCCACTCCTACCACCACCCCATACGCACCCTGCACATCAACTCCGACCAACTCCCCACCATCCACACCGACCACATTAAGCAGCACTCCCTCTGGGCTCAGCCCCAAGCTGCCAATACCTCCCACGCCCACGCTTCGCTCAATGACCGCGCCTCCCGACACGACCACCACACCACTCTCCCCAATCCCGACCACCACGTCCCCGATCCACGCGCCCGACACCGACACCGTGCCCTGCCCGTCCATCGCCGCCGTGACCGTCCCTTCCCACACAGCGCCGACATCGACTCCCTCATTCCCTCCAATCCCAACTCCCTCTCCCTTGACCGCGCCGCCAGACAGCCCCAGGCTCTCACTTCCTCCAACCCCCACACCCTCCTGCAGATCTAACCCACCAATTAGACCTACCGCCCCGACGCCGTCCACACCAGCGCCCAGATCCAAGGTCAATACATTCCCCGCCACTAAGCTCTCTACCCCTCCAACTCCCACGCCTCGGTCGAAGACTCCAACATTCCCCACTCCAAGACCTTCACTTCCCCCAATTCCCGCCAAGCCGAGCATCACCAAGTCCGCTCCCAGTCCCAGGCTCTCACTCCCTCCTACTCCCACGCTCCCCGACATCACCGCCGCGGATCCCAAGCCTACCGACTCACTCCCCCCGATTCCCACAGACTCGCTGTACGTTCCTCCCGGTAGGAAGATCGTGCGCTTCGGCTGCCAGTACAAATCCCAGCGAGTCTGTGGGTCAAAGTCGGCCCAAACTTCATACTCCGACCAAGGACGCAACACATGAACTGCGTCGAACATCTCTCCATTCAGTGAGTATGACGTCGAACTGAGATTGAATCCACAAAGAGCCGAGAAGTAGTACACCCCAGTCAGCGTCCCCGACGTAGCAAGCTTGCCGTCGATGTACACCTTCAAGCCGTTCGTAGTGGCATCGTTCGTCACCACGAACCGGTGCCATGTGTTCAGCGAGATCGAGGGGACGGTCAAACTGACGTAAGTTGCGTCCGTTCTGGAGTAGAGCGTCGTGGCGGTGTAGATTAGGAGATAGTAGATCGACGATGCTGCGATGTGTCCGCACAGCACGCAGTTGTATGCGTTCAGGTAAACCCACGCGGCGAACGTCGTGGGAACCTCTACTCCCTGCAACGGCACCGTAAGCCGGTTGCCGTCAGTTCCATCCTGCCTCCACACTCTCCCGTCAATCTGCGAGCCGACCTCAACGCTGCCAGTTCCATTCGCCGTAATACGCTCGTTAGCAGCCAGCTCGCTCAAATGTCCCGGAGCACAAGTGTAGAGCCGGCTCAGCAGGTGCGCACGAGGGCACTCCCAATTCAGCAGGAGGCTGCCACGAGGCGGCCGAGAACCGATGGCCCTCGTGCGCGATGTCCGGATCGAAATCACTGCGACTCCATCGGAATCGGCGTGAGGGAGAACCCGCAGACGTTAGCGGTATTCACGAAGGCTTCTCCAGCGTTGTTGTAGACGACAGGCCCGCCCCAGCGATGCTCAACCCACACCACACCAGACTTCACCATCAGCGCCGTCGAAGACACTTCATCAACGAGGAGCGTCCCGATGTGGAGTAGATTCTTGAGCTTGTCCGCGTGCGACAGCGCCACGTCGCCAGTGCCGTCGTCGTTGTCAGGGCTCACTCCATCAGACGTGCGCCAGTAAACATACACCTCGTCTCCCACCACGAGGTTCGTCGTAGCAGCGAACTTCACCCACAGACGCCACGCGTACAGAGCCGCCCGCGCGGCTGTGCCGAAGTCGTGCAGCGCGCCATTACGCCCAGCGGCTGCTCCCAAGTTCTGAAGTGTGAATGCCTCGTCGCCGCCCGAATCCTTCCAGACGAGCGCCGTTTCGTCATGCTGATAGAACTTCGCGACCATCAACCCGCCCTCGCCTGCTGTACATGGCTGAGCCCAAGGCGACGAATGACGCTGCCTCGAAGAGTGACTGGCTCACCCTGCGCCTGCCACCTCGGCATCTGCACCTGCGAGCCGGCGTTGAGGCTATCCACCTCGGCCTGACTCATCATCCCCAGCGCGACCATGTTCGACAGGTAGTCCTGGATCGACTGCTTCGACAGCGACAGCCCGAGCCCGGCATCGATCCGCACGAGCGCCGCATCGGCCAGCGCGCGCTTGGTCGCGTCAGCCCCAGCCGAGTAATCCCGCAGCCGCTTGATCATGTCGTTCTTGGCCGCCCAGCGCAGCACATCCCCGTTGCTCGCGTCCCGCTGCACCGCCACGCTCTGAAGGCACCAATTGAGCGCCGCCTGGTCGTCCGCGAACGGCTCGCCGGTGGCAATCAGATCCTGCAGTGTCATCCCCTCTTCCTCCGGTGCCTCTTCCTCTTGTCTGCTCTCACGAACTCCTTCGCCACCTTAAGCGGAATGTCCTTCTTCCGCCGAAACTCCGGGTCGTGCGCCGCCGCCCTCATCGTCCGCGCTTGTTTCGCGCTCTTACTTGGCATGACTCACCTCCCGCACTCCCTTCAGGATCGCCCAGAATTCCTTGCTCGCGCCCTCCATCCGCACGCGAGCCACCGTGACCAGCACGTCCCTGTCTCCCCAGTCCAGCATTCCCTGCCACACGACCTCCCTGATCTTGAACCTTCCCTCCACGAGGCCGCACACCGGACCCCAGCGCCCCTCCTGTCCCTCGTACTCGTAATACTTCATCGCCCCCGCGATCAGGCCGTACTTCTGATGGGTCTCCACGATGTCCATGGCCTGCTCACGCTCGTCGCACACAGTCAGCATTGACGGCCCCATCCAAAGAGCCGCCGCAAGAGCCGCTCCGATCACCTCTCATTCCTCCTCACGAGGTCCAGGATCGTCTTATTCGTCTGATCCACCCTCGTGTGCACTCGCCCAATGCTCTCCATTAGCTCCTTCCTGTTCGCTTCCTGCTCTCTCCTCATGTCTTGAATCAGATCCCTCACTTCCTTGAATCGGCCCATCAGCTCTTCCCTAGAGCAGGCTACCTCTTCCAACCTACTCACACGAGCCTCCAGCCGGTCCGTCGCCGCCTTCCTCTCCTTCCATATCAAGGCGAGCAACGTGCCAGCAATTGCCCACGCCCACTCACCCAGCTTTTCCACTCTTCCACTTCTCCGCGAACTTCTCCGCGCTCCGCCCCACCACGTACCCAGTCAACCCCAACTTCAGCAAATCCCACATCTGGGGCGGCAACTCCAGATAAGGCGCCTCTGGCCAGAAGAGCCGAAGGTACGGGTACACGATATAATCATTCGCGATGATCACCACGAACGTCAACATCGTGATAGGACGCCACGTCGCCGTAATCCAGTGCTCGCTCTTCGCCTCCGCGGTGATGATCTCCACCGCGCCCTTGAACTCCTCCAGCTCTCCCTTCTGCGCCATCTCGAAGAGCTCGACCTTCCTCTTCGCTGCCTCCTCCGGATCGGGAATCAGCTTATCAATCAGCTTGCTCCCGATCGTCAGAATACCCGAAATGAATGGCACCATCTCAGTAACTCCACACTCTATAACCCAACAGATCCAGATGGAGAAACCGCGAGCCCCACCTTCCTGTCTGCTTCACTCCAATTCCCTTCACTCCTCTCTCGATCGCAACCTCCATCAACCTCCGCGCCGCAGGCCCGGCGATGGCCACGTCCACCGCCTTGCCCGTCGTGTGCGGCCCGTCCCGTCCGGTGTGTGACACCCTCTCGTTCCAATCCGGACAGCGGAACGCGCTCGTTAGCACCATCGGCTCGTCGAACTCTTCCCTCACTCGCACAAGCCACTCCATGAACCCAGGGTCCATGTCCGCGCGCCCGCACTTCCCGCAGTGACACATCAACTCCCCATGAGAGAAGAAAGGCCAGCTAACGTCCTTACCCACGCTCCCACACCTCTCTCAATCCATAAGGATACGTGCCCATATGCCGTACCCATTCACTCAACCCCTTGTCCACCCAAATTCGCTCTCCCACCTCCTCTCTCCACTTCCGACAGAACCACACATCCTCCCCCATGTACGCCCCTTCTTCCTCCACCCACTCCATCTTGAACCGAGGCGCGGACATCCTCATCCCAATCTCAAGATCGATCAACGCCACAGCAAGTCCGACGTGCGCGACCTCCACCAAACCCTTGCTTCCCTTCCTCCACACAACCTCCTCTTTCCCCACGCCTCGTGCGGCGACCCTCGCCTCCTCCCTTCTCTTCACCACTCCAGCCGCGGCCACGAAGGGCTTCCGCCACTTCGCCAACCTACTTATCGTATCCTCTGGGAACACCATGTCCGTGTCCAAGAACAGGACATGCGTCACTCCCGCCTCCAAAGCTCGAACCCACAGCCGCTCCCTGTTCTGACTCAGCATCGACCCCTTCGACTGAATCATTGTAATAAGGAGCTCGTTCACTCCGGGAATAGGATACCGCCACGCCTTCAACAGCAGCTTTCCCAAACAGAACCCAAAGTCCGCATTCCACGTCCCTCCACTCGGGATACATACCGCGACGCTCATCCTCAAAGGTGACCTATATCTCTCCATTATAGGTACCTACCCTCCCACCTGCTCCATCATCCGACGTCTGTCCATCCGCTCCGATCCACGGTCCAAGCCGTATCGCTTGATGGCCATAAGGAAAGGACCCAAGACGGAATGAGGCCATACCGGTCCGGTGTAGCCGACGATCCGCAGGCGCCCATTCGGCGAGTCCACTATGCACTCCTCGTACCCGTCCGTAAACCGCCGCACGTACTGCCCCATCTTCACATAAGGGTTCTTCCGATCCACGATGTAGAGGGACGGGACCTCGAGCTTCGGCTTCTCCGACTGCTCCCACGCGCGCAGGTTGATGTCCCTCAAGAGGTATTCGTCCTCCACTCGGTCGAACCACGACTTGTACTTTCCCGTCAAGATTCTCACTTCTTCTCCTTCGAAATGATGTTTCTCAACCAAGTCTTGTAGACTTCTCCTCTCCGCTTGAGCATCTCGTCCGACGCTTCCCCACGCACCCCGGCGCGCTGGTGCTGATGTCGAAGATATTCCCTATCCGCCTCTGCGAAGTGTGGACTCGTCGGCGACGCCAAGTTCAGGTACCGGACGATCATCTCCTCAAGGAGCCCATCCGAGTAGGCGGAGTTCGGGTTCGCGAAGGGATCAATTCCGTATTTGAGACGAAGGACATTCGCCCCACGATGGGCGTACTCGTGAGCGTAAACAGCGGGGTCGTACCCGCCGGGAAACACGAGCACTACGTCCTTATTCGGATAATACCGTCCGTAGGCTCCTATCTCCTTCTCCGAGACAGGTGGGACGGTAAGGGTGCGGTCGACGGAGGTCCCTAACTCAGCGAGGGGGTTCTCCTTAAGATACTTCTGCAGAGCCCACAGCAGTTCCACATCTCCGAACGCCTCGGAGGGGCTCTGCTTGCGCTTCTTCTCCGAGATAGGCATTGTCAAAGAGGAGGGTGGAGGCCGAAGCCCCCACCCCCAGTGGCCTCCTCACACCACGAAGTTGCCGTGATAGGCCATCGTCTTCAGGTGATGGAACTCGAAGCCGATCTCGCCCATCCACTGACCCTTCCTCGTGTCCGCGTCGTTCGCCTGGATGTTGTCCTTGAAGCGGACGGCACGGTACGGGCGCTCGACGATCGCCCGCGGGTTGATGAAGAAGGCGCTGTTGGTGAACAGCGAATGGACGTTGAACAGCGGGTGCGTCCGGAGATACAGCGTACCCTGCGGCAGCACCCACCGCTGCAGCTGCATCCCATACACCTTGACGATGCCGTCGAAGTTGATGCGGGTCGACGAGGAGTTCCGCGCCAGCTTGTTGAGGGAATTCAGGTACCCATTCCCACACAGGCCGATCCGCTCGTTGCTCCCCGTCTCGGCGCCGCGGTAGTCCCACATCTTGTACGTCGCATCCAGGAGCTCGTCCTCCGTCGGAGTCGTGGTCCAGATGCGGACGACGTGGGTCGCGCCGCCGTTCACCTTCGCATCGCCGAGGAAGTGGCGCAGTCCACCGGTGTACCGCTTGGGCTTCCCGTTCGACCCCGTGCCCTCGTAGGGCTTGCCGAAGAACGACGCGAACTCCATGTCGACCGCGAAGTCGAACATCTTCCGCTTCTTGTCGTTCTGGACGGGGTTGCCCGTGCGGGTCGCCACCGGCTTGGCCGCCGAACCGGTGAGCTCGTAGGCCCGCTTGAAGATCTCGCAGTAGTTCGTGTACTTCGTCGGATTCCGGGTCGTGGAGTCCGGCGAGGTCGTCCCTTCCGCGAACACCGACCCGACGCGAGTCAGGTAGGTGTTGTCCGCGATGGTCCCCGCGGTGGTTCCCGCGACGCCCCGAGTCACCACCACCGTGGTGGCGTCGGTCACGGACACGACCTCCAGCAGCTCGTTGTCGTACTCGCCCGTCTGGTTCTCGGTCGACTTCTCCACCAGGAGCAGATCACCGGCCACCAGCTCACGCGCATCGCCGTTGTCCACGTTGATGGTCGTGGCCGTGGTGGTGATGCCGGACGCGTTGTTCACCTGGAGGCGAATCGGACCCTGCTCCTCCTCCCACCAGTTGAAGTCCGGCGTCGGCGGCTCCTCGCTCCGCATCTTGGCCATCAGGGCCTGCAGCGGAGCGGCGCCGTTCGGCTCTCTCCACAGGATGTACTCACGGAACGACTGCGGCCGCTCATCCGTGCCGAAGTCGCCCGTGCCTCTCAGTCCAGCGATGGTCGTCATCTCACCTCACCTCACAAGGCCTCGCGCAGGTCCTCCTCAGCCATCTCCGCGTACGGGTTGTCTGGAGCCTTCCTCTCCGTCGGCGTCGGGCCAGGACCTCGGCCGAGGGGCCGGTGGGCCGTCGACCGACGTGAGGTCGCCGTTGAGGGCTTCGAAGCCTCACCCCTCTGCACCAGCCCGTGCCGCAGGGACACATACGCCCCCACTTCCTGATCCAACCGCTGCTCATCGATGTCCGGGTGCAGACTCTTCAAGGCTCGCCGCGTCTCCACGACCTCCTCTCTGAAGTCCTGCAGGGCCGGCCATCGGGAGAAGAACTCCTGTTCCCACGTCCGCTGCTGAGTCGCACTCTGCAACGTATGATCCACCAGGCTCGGGACTTGTGCCTTCACAACTCCCGCCACCTGCTCGAGAATCTTCAGGTGCATCTCCGCCATCAGACGAGGCAGCACCTTCTCTGGACTCTCGAGTACCGCGTCAGCGTCTTCCTCACTGAGGGCGTAGACCCCCTCGAGGAACTCACGAGCCTGCCCGCGCGCCTCCGTCGGATCGAGAGACGGCTCTTCCTCCTTCTCTCCACTCGGCTGCTCGGACTCCTCGCGCTTTGCCCCCTCCTTCAAGGCGGCGATTTCCTGGTTCGCTCTCTGCAGCTCTTCCAAGACCTGCTCAAGCGTAACCTTGGGTTGGGCCGACGTCGAGGACTCCTCTTCCTCCGCCTGCTCTTCCCCCGAGAGTTCTTCCTCCTGACTCTTTTCCTCAGGGGCCTCCGGGGGAGAGACCTCTTCATCAGGCGCCTTAGGAGACTCCTCGGCGTCGGTCACCAGCTCATCCTGGAACAGTTCTGCCAGTCCCGCGGCCTGCTCTTCCAGCTCCGAAGCGGGAGAGGGCTGATTCTCTTCCCCGCCGGTCTCTTCCTCTCCACGGTGCTGCTCTGCCATGTCCTGCAGCACCTCCTCTTCTCTACTCTCCGGATCGCTCATTTCTCTCATCCTCCAACAGCAGCTTCAACGCAGCCTCTCCCACCTCCACTGACTCTCTCGCCAGCTTCAGTGCGAAGAGCATTCCACTCATCTCTCCCTTCAAATACTCCTGCTCCCGAACCTTAAGCCCCGGCCGCATCAAGATAGCTTCCGCTCTACTCGACGCCGAGGCCAATACCGTCTCCTCAAACAGACTCCATCCCTCAGCCTCCAGCAACGACCTCCAGAGGCGCAGCTCCTGCAGCAGCTCTTCCTTCTTGGGCAGGACCCGCGGATCCTTCTCCTCCTCCGAAGGCGGCGCCGGCGTCAACACCCACTTCATTACTCACGTCCTCACGCTTCACGACGTTTCCTTCCGCGAGCTGCCGCGCAATGACCTCGTCCGGCGACAGCTGCACCTTGAAATTCTTCAATCCCTTCGCTCCCATCAACTCCGCAATCCACCCGAACACGCCGCCCAGATCGTACTGCCCCAAGACTCCCGGCGCCTGCCCCATCGTTCCCAAGAGCTGAATCAAGACCTGAGCTTGGGCCATACGGTCGACCGGCAGCGTTCCTTCCACCGGAACGTAGTCGTAGAAGCCCCGAATGGACTCCGGAGTCACCTTCACGTACTTCTGCAGGTTCTCCGCGCTTAACCCCGCGTCCGCGGACACTATCTTGAGCGCGACTTCCCGACTCATCCACTGCTGCGTGTTCTGCAGCAGCGCCTGCGCCAGCGGCATCCACGCCTGCGCGGAGATCCACTCCGCCTCCGTCTTCAGCCGGTTCACCCCAAAGGTCGCCGACGTCCGGATCTCCTGCGCCGTCTTCCTCCCACCCGGCTGGAGCATCCCCATCACCTGCTCCGTCACGCCGCTCACGCGCTGCATCATCTCCATCACCACGCCCGCGGTCCGCAGATGCTCTTGCGTCACATCCGTGATTCGGAGCTGATGCACGGCCTTCTCCAGAAGGCCTTCCCCATACGCCTCCGGCCGCGCCCGGATGAGCTTCCCCGGCAGCGGCTCTCTCACGTCCGACATGTACACCAGGCTCGGATCAACGATCAACACATCATTGATCGCCTTTGCCACATTCAGCCGGTGTGTGTTGATCAGCCAGTCGAGGAAGTCCTGCAGCGGCCCCATGATCTCCAGGAACGACCGCTTCGACACCTGATATCCGTCCGGCTCGTGCTCGGCCACCACGACGGGGAACTTCTGCGAGTAGTTCCCCAACGGCCTCGCCCCCACAATCACTCTGTCCCACAGGACGGTGAAGACCCAGATCTCCTTCCCCTCATTCGATCCGAGCCCCCACTCCCTCGGCACGAGCCGCAGATAGTATTCCTTCGGATGGACCGTCCCCAGCCCCATCACATTTGATGGAAGGAGCGAGTCGCTCTCCTCGTCCGGGAGGTGCAGCTGCGGGCTCTGAAGATTGTCCGGCAGCACCCCCTTATCATCCATCTGGGACACGATGTCCCGATTGAAGAAGTCCGGATTCGAGAGGATGTCACCCTTCGCGACGCTCCCCACCTCCACGACCACGAACTCTCCCCGCTGATACTCCATCAACGGGACGCGCGGGTCGAAATGGGCGCGCGAGGGGTGGATGTTGTACACCTTGTTCCCCTCATACCCCGGCACCTCCACTATCCGCTCCTGCAGCTCACCCTTCCCCGGCACCGGAATATCGTAGAACTGGACCTGCGCCTCCGCCACCTCCGTGATGTAGGTAGTCTCATCCGTCCAGTAGTAGCCCAACACACCCTGTCCGTACTTCCCCGTGTCGAGCAGCCACACGTACAGCGGAATCACGTGCTCCCCTACACGGACTTGATAGTCGATGTGCGTCTCGACCATCAACTTCCCTTGGATCCCTGCCTGCGTCCGCCCCTCCCACTGATGGACCGGACGCCGACCCAGGAGTACCGAACTCATGTACGTGTGCCACGTCATGAGCAGCGCATACGACATCGGGATGATGAGCGTGGTCGTCTGTGGACCTTCTCCCGTCTGCCGCTTCGCCGCGAGAACCTTGTCCGCCTCCGACGCCGGAAGATACGCCAGATACCTCTCCTCGTTCTCCTTCCACCGAGCGGTGCGCTCCCCCTCCTTCTTCTCCGCTAGCGACAGTCGGTCTCGCAGCGCCCGGAGGAGGCGGTCGTGGAACTCGGACCGAAAGCGCAACTTGCGACGAACTTCAGGCGTCACGTCACCAACCTCCAATTACCTAGTGGCTCCACGCCCTCAGTCTCTTCCTCCTCCAGCGTGGGTCGATCATTCTGGGGCGTTCGCAGCTTCTTCCCCATCAGATACCCCACCCCGCGCGCAGCGACCTCGAGGAGGTCGTCATGCTCCACGTCCGGATGCTGGCAGAACTGCCGCCTCAGTTCCACCTCATTGGGAGGGAAGAACACTCTCTTCTCCGAGCACGGCCCCACGAGGCTGTCCACGATCACATCATGCTTCGACCGCCGTCCGGTCTTGAAGTCCTTTATCTGCACATAGTGCCGGCGCCGCTTCATCTCCTTCCGAAGGAGCCACTGCAGTGTCCGCTGGTACGCCACCTGCTCTACCAGCGCCACCGGCACTCTCCACTTCTCCGCTAGATGGAAGAAAGCCCACACCGTCCAGTCCGGCTCGTGGCCGCGATTCGCCATGACCTCAGCCACATAGAAGCCCGACCGGTGCGCCAGCACCACGCCGAAAGCCTCATAGTCCTTCTTCGCCAAACCTTCCGCAATCTGCTTCTCAGACGGAGGTGGCACCGGGTCCACCACCAACACCACCTCACACTCATCCCTATCCGGCAGGATATCCCACTCCCGGTACCACTCCGACTTGAAGGACTGCGTCTCCGGACTGGTGAGCTGCAGCTCCATCTCCTGCAGCCACAGATACAACTTGTTAGTCCGAATGGCGCTCAGCTTCTCCTTTCTGAGCGTCTCGGACGGATACCGCGCCGGCCACGCTGACTCCTGCTTCTCCACCGGCAGGTCCAACGTCTCCTCCGTCCAACAAGGCACACGGATAGTGGAGAACATCGGATCTCGGGACATCTGCATCGTGGGATCATTCTCCATCAACGGAGTCCCGAGGTTTATCAACATCGCGTTCGGGTTATCACTCTCCGCTTCGAGGGACCTCAAGATGTCGCCGTACACGAGGTCCGTCATCTTCTTCACGGCTAGCGCCGTATTGACCTTCTCCTTATCCACGATATCGTCAAGGACAATCAAGTCCGGACGATAATCATCGAAGTTGATCCCTCTGAGCGACCCCTCGATACCGGCCGCGGTGATGAACACATGATGTCCCTCAACCCCGTGGACCAGCTCCAGCGTACCTTCCGAGAACTTCTCTCCTCTCGACATCCCGAAGGTATTCAACCACCTCCGATTGAACCGGATGTGCCGGCGCAGCCAGCCTACACTCCGGACGGCGTGCTCGTCGCTCTTCCCCACATACAAGATTACCCTACTCATGCCGTAGGCAATTCGGTACGCCGTCAGCGCGCGGATGTTCGTCGTCTTGGCCGCACCCCGGAACATCATCACGTTCGCGTACCGAGACGTCGGATCGAGGAGCTGCCTCCACACCCGGCGCGCGAAGGGCGGGTCCTCCTGTCTGTAGGCGCGCGGGAAGAAGTAATGACAGAAGAACATCGGGTCCGCCGCTCCCGCCTTCACGACGAGCTCGCGGTCCTCGATCTCCTCCAGCGGCCCCTTGTAGAGAGGCAGGTTCATCTTCATGGATCCCGCGTCCATATCGTCACACCCACCTCATTCGGCCCTGCCTCTTCCAGACTGGGTCTCAGCACGCACTTCCCCGGGAAGACCACCATCGGATCGTACCACCGCACGACCTCATTCAGACGGATCTCCCACAACTCCTCGGGAAACAGCGTCCGAATTAGCGGCGAGTAGACTTCCACAAGCTGGAACCACGCTTGTGGCGTATGCCGCAGTTTGACCTCGACGATGTGCACCCGTCCTTCGGGGAAGACAAGCAGTCCGTCCGGCTGCGCCCATCGCTCTTGCCTTCCTTCCCAGAACCGAATCCAAGGCAGAGGAATCAGACACCCCGGGTAGCGCCGGTCTAGGCTAGCCAGCACTTGCCCTTCGTACTTCTTCCCCTTCCCCTTCAGACCCCTCAACCGCCTCGCCCTCCAGAACGACGGCGGGCCGTGGACCATCTCCACCTGGCTGGGAGACTTCACCGGCTGGTACCTCAACGGTGAACTTCTCCGTGACACGGGTAACCTCCATTATCGTCTTGCGCGCCGCCTCCAACGTCTCCTGAGACACGGGCGGCGCGCCCTCCGACAGGACGACCTGGCCCTGTGCCGGCTTCGTCCCGTACCCTAAGGCGCGGAGGGCGCGGGTTGAGGCTTCTAGAGCGAACCGCTCGTCCACAGCCTCGTCGTCGTCCAGCTTCTCCACGACCCGCGCCATGCCCTTCTCCGCCATCTCGTACAGGCGCGCGGTCAGACGTCCATCCAACTCCGCATTGTACTCCCGGCGCCGCTCGTTGTACCGGGCGCGGAAGCCGCTCGAGTTGATGATTTGGGAGAGCCACGGAAGGGTCAGCCCGAGCCGTTCGGCCAGCTCGGACTTCTTCATCTGCGGCTTTGCCAACATGAGGTCGATGATCGCTTCGTACTTGTACGGAAGCGGCTCGTTCGACCGATGTCCAGTCAGGGCCTTTGGTGCGGGCATTCGCAGTCCTCGATGCGCTGCGCCTCTTGTCCGTAAGTATAGCATGGGGCTGCGCCAGGATCAAGGGCCTGGGACGGGGTGATGCAGGTACCTATATTCGAGCGATATAGGTACCTATTTCCTGCTCATGTGGTCGTAGTTTCGCGTGGGGTTAAGATAGGCCATGGCCGCGCCCGCCACGGGGGGTGCCCCCGGGGGCCTTCAACTCCGCGAAGCCCGGAACTTTCTCCATCCTTCCCTGTCTTAGTCGGTACCTGAGCTTCGGCTCCACGCTGTTTTACAAGTCGGTCTCTGCGCTGGCTCCGCGCGCGCTCGCCCGGAGACTGGCGCACTCATCTTCTCATGGGAGAAAACAGTCATGGAACTGTTGATTGCTATCCTCATAGAAGCCTTGGCGCAATACTGCGCCGAGGAATGCCTCTTCGACGCATCGAGCGGCGCACGACGTGCGCTCATCCAGGGACAGCGTTTGTTCCAGGAGACGCTGTACCTGGTCTGCGGCGATGTGGGATTCATGGGGCGAGTGCAGGTTCGCACCCACGAGCTCAAGGAGACTGGGTTGAGGCATGGGAGCAGAACTCCCAGCCTAGAGGCTCTGGCCATCGCGTTCCTCCACGCGATGGAGCACGAGACGCAGGTGCAGGATGCCTTGTATCGTGCCAGCGCTTGGTTCGGCTACCTGCCGAGCCAACTGGCTGGGGCCATCGGTCGAATCTCCGCTCTGAGTGAAAGGTTTGGCTTGGAACGAGCCTTCATTTACGAAGAGGCCGCGGCTCTGGGAGAGGAACCCAGGGATGTGATCGAGCACCTTCATAGCGTGCTCATAGACGAGTATCCAGACCTAGAGCCGGAGACTCACTCCGCGATCTTCTCCTGGATCGCGAAGCGAGTCGGGGTGCGAGCCTTCCTCGACTGACCTACAAGGGAGAGAGTCCAAGGACGGACTTTCTCCCTTCTTTTTTCGCCTCAAGAACTCTCCTCCTCTCCACACGCACGCTTTCGCCCCTGTAAGGTCCCGCACACGCCCGACGCGCGCGCGCGAGGAAGGTCAACATCCCTCCGCCTAACCAGCGCGAGCGAAGGAACTTCCTACGCCGAAGCCAGTCTTAATCTGTACCCAGCGCATACGCGCACGCTGTTTTACAAGGAGGGACAATTTCGTAGGGATTGGGATAGGCCCAATCCCACAACATGGAGGATCGCGATATGGCGAATCCGAAAAGCTGGAAGGTCAAGCTGACTGGGACTCTTGTCCAGTACATCGACCGGCTGGACGAGAAGAACGTCCAGACGTTCGATACCCAGGATCTGCCGCAGAACATCCGCGACAAGCTCGCGCCGAAGGGATTGTCGGTGCTCCTGCAGGAGCGCACGAGCGACATCCCGAAGGACCAGACCCAGTTGGTCATGGACGCGCGCGAGAGTGTCTTCACGATGCTGAAGGCCGGTCACTGGGAGAAGGACGCGGATCGCTCCGGTCCGACGGTCAGCGCGGAAATCGAGGCTATCGCCAACATCAAGGGCATCTCCGTCGCGGAGGCTCAGAAGGCGATGCGCGAGCTCCGCAAGACCGATCCCAAGCTCGCCGAGAAGGTGCTCGGCTCGAAGAAGGTCAAGGACGAAGCGGCCCGTATCCGCAAGTCCAGGGAGACGACCTCGGTCGACCTTTCCGACCTCCTCTAGCAGCAACGAAGGTGAAGGGAGCAGGGACGCTCCCTTCCCTTCCCCACCCAGGAGTATGATGATGCCTAATTGCTTCACTCTTACCCCGAAGGACGGAGACAAGCCGAAGGTCTTCGCCGAGATCGACGACGAGATGCGCGAGCACTTCGGCGCTCCGGCTGACGCCGAGAACTGGTACCTGGGCTGGTACGACACCATCGGTCTGCTCCTCGCCTTGGGCAAGACGTGGGACGAGATTCGCACGACCTTGCCGACGCTGAGCCACATCGTCGACTATCTCGAGGAGCGCTACATCCCCAACGCTTGGTACGAGGTCGGCGGCCGCAGGTAGACGCCGCTCGAGGGAGGGAGTTCAGAGATGGACTCCCTCCCTTTTTTCTCCTCCCTCCCCCCGAAAGGTCCCGCACACGCCCGACGGACATCACACGCCCGACGATCCCGGACGCCGTCCCTAAGGCCCGGACGGGAAGCGAGCGCGGACGTCCCCTCGCGCGCGGCCCCTAAATGGTCCCTGATGGTCCGCCCTAGCCCGCGCCGATATCGCCCG